AACAACTTAAAGAAACAATCGATTCGAATTATCATAATATGTTTACAAATTTTTGTTTATATGTTAGTTTATATTATGAAATACTTAGGAGGAAAACAACGTCTAGGGAAACATTTAGGACCAGTTTTTAAAGATTTACGAAATAAAATATTACAAATCAAAGAGTTTAAAAATTTAAATGGCTATCTAGAACCATTTTGCGGATCATGTGGCGTATTAAAAAATATAACTGATACATTTGATAATATCGAGGCAAATGATTATCACCCTGATTTAATACAAATGTGGAAAGAAGTAAAATCGGGAACATTTGTTTATCCAACCAGCATATCAGAGGAGGAATATTTTCAAGCAAAGGCATCCCCATCACCAAGCGCTCATAAATCATTTGTAGGATTTGGAATGAGTTTTGGTGGACGGTTTTTTGGCGCATATGCTCATAAATATATTAATGCCAAAAAAGAAGATTTCTGTGAAGAAATGGTTCGAAGTCTTAAACATACTGCGCCATTAATTCAAAATGTTACCTTTACAAATAAAAGTTATCTTGAGTTAACTCCAATAAACAAATTCATATATTGCGATCCGCCTTACGCATATACTAAATTTCCTATTAAATATCGCAGAGATACAAAACATTATGATACATTTGACACTCCTTTATTCTGGGAAACGATTCGGAATTGGAGTAAAACCAATTTTGTAATGGTAAGTGAAATTGTAGCACCAGATGATTTTATAGAAATTTGGAATATGGAACGACACCGTAGCGCATGTAATAGTTTAAAGACCGGTAAAAAAAATGTAGCAGCTGATGCGGATTTCAAAAAATCCGAGAAATTATTCGTTCATTCAAGTATATACGCCAAATTACTTGAAAACAATTTACAACTTATTTAAATAAGATACTAACAATTAGAAGAAAAAAAGATGGTATATGATATCATATACCATCTTTTTCCTACAAACAAATATTACAATGATACAATATTATAGCATAATTGCTTACCTTTAGTTTAATCTGTTAGATTTCAAAGAATCCAGTCGCTGCCTATTTTTTCTTTAAATCCACTATTTTTTGTTTTGATTTTTCAATCATTTTTTTTAGAATATTTGCTTCTTTTATCACTTCCTTGTCCTTTATTTCAGCAGAGTCATATTCTGCTTTTTTGGAATTATATTCCATCTTCAGCCTTTTATACAGGGCCTTTTCATTTAATAGTTCTTTCTCTTTACCATCGTCGTCTTCCTGTATTTCCTCAAATATTATGAGAATCCTCTTTCTAGGTTTTCTTACAGTTCGCTCTTTTCTTGCCTTTTTGAAAACAGAATCCACTTGAATAAGCGTCTTCTTTTCAATCTTTTCAGAGGCAAAAGGGCAGCACATCTTGTCAGCCGGTTTAGCGTTGGAAAGGTCTAATGGCTTACTGCCAAATACGAGCAATTCAGTTTCACCATCGCTCAAAATCTCTTCTTCATCGCCAAGGTTTGCGGTAGCCCGCATCGAATCTTGTATAGACTTACAATAAGGAGACACTGGATTACACCTGGCCAAGTGGTATATTATTGAAGATTTATTCAACTGCTTGTTACAGTGATTACACTCGGCAATTTCGCCGTCAATCATAGTAATCATGCTGTCTATATCCATATGCTTTCTAGCATAATGCGAACATAAAGCAGAACCAGACTTTCCAGTGTATTTACACCCTGGCGCCACACAACTGTCTCTGATATTGAAATGATTGTTCTGGATGTGCTGATCTCGAATGGAAACGCTGTTGAATCTCTTTTCACAAGTAGGGCACTCGAATGGCTTCACAATGCGTCCAGCTTCTGTCGCATGAAGACGGCTAATATGCTCTGAAATGGTCGATTGATTCTTGGAAGTCTTCTCGCAGTAGTTACACGTATATTCGCCTAATTCATTTACAATATATTTATGATGCGTACCTTGTAATTTTTTACGATCGCCTATTTTTACAACAGGGTTAGCGTTAGCGCGATTAGCGGAGTTTGCGTTAGCAATATCAGTCATTTTTTAAAAAGTGTTTAAGTTTGTAAATATACTATAAACTTCTAACATTTTAAGTATTTCAATTTTTTGTATTTTAAAAGTATTTTTTTAAATCACTAAAAATTTATTTTCTCTATAGGGTTCTTTAAGCCCCTTTTAATATATATTATAAAACAACTTAAAGAAACAAATCAATGTTATTTTTAGTGTCTTAAATTTTGCGAGCAAATTACAAAAAATTGAAATACTTTAAAATCATATTGTAAAAGGTATTATTCACGTTATAAAAAGCAACTTAAGTTATTAAAATGTCAGTCAAAAGCATTATGTTTGAAATCGATGGATTGATTAAGAATGCCGTTAGGTCGTGCGCTTCTATATACGGGTTTTCTGTAGAAGAAGCGTTAGCCAAGATCGACTCCAACGGCAATCTTATTAAGGCAGTTAAGACGCCTCTTGAAAAGAAAGTCTTAGTAGAACAAAAAAAAGTAGAAAAAGAAGAAAAACAGAGATCCATTGAAGCAGAGAAAGCGGAAAGACTGAGACTCAAAGAAGAAAAAGAAGCAGAAAAGATTCAGAAAGAAGCCTTAGCGGAACAAAAAAAGGCTGAAAAGCTGAGAGTCAAAGAAGCTGAAAAAGCCGAAAGATCCTCTATGAAAGAAGAGGAGAATTTGTCAAAGGCCGCTGAAAAGTTGGCTTTGAAAGCTTCATTGAAACAACAAAAAGAAGCCTCAGTGAAACAAAAAAAGGCTTCAAAAAAATCGGAGAAAAAGATTGTTGTCATCGATGAAATTTGCGACATAGTCCCTACTGTGCCGCAATCGAAGTCAGAAGACGATGACTGCTTCATCCTTTTCCAAAATGTTCCGCTAATGAATGAAATCAATTCCATTCGCGATGTTAAAAAAATTAAAAATCACAAAAAGCTTTCAGCAGGAGTCAAGCTAGCCAGACAGATCCTGGATATTTAAGGTAAGAGAATGAATAACTAACAACTAATTTGTATATTATAGGGATAAATAAATGATCTTGGACAAAGGACTTGGACTAAAAAAGGTAAGAATATTTAATATTATTTATGATTTGTTTACTAATAAAATTTGGGGGCAACCCCTTTTTTTATTTTTCGATCAAACAACGAAAAATAAAAATCTATAATATAATAAAAAAAATTAAATTTCGAAATACTTTTACATATCTACATGTCTATCATTTTAGTTATTTGTGGCTGGTCATATGTTGTATCTGTTGTATCATCTTCCAATAATGCTGTTATTGTATATTTGTCATTTGATACTCCTGTTACTGTTCCATTTCTACCTGTTTCTTTTACTATTATACTATCACCAATCTCATATTCTGTTTCAATTATCAACCAATTAATATTAATATTTTGTGAAATATAACCTCTTATTTTTTCTTTAGTAGTGAATGTATTTGTATTTTCATTATATGTTCCTATATTTAAAAGATTTCCTCTATACAAGTGTAATTTAATACTTGGGGAACTATCTTCTAATGATATATCTATAGCATCATATGTTTCTTGTAAATAATTATCTGATAAAATATGTATAATTTGTTGTGTAATTATATCATAATAGTATACTTTTGTATCATATACCGCACTAGGTATTTGTATAGCTATTTCGAGATTTGAGTTAGTTTCGCCAGGCGCTAAAATATATTTATCCTTTGAAATTATTTTTGATATTACAATAGGTTCAGGAACTATTATTGGTATTTTATATTTTTTTATCATTTTATAAATGTAATATTCAGTAAACATATATGTTGGAAACTTATTTTTGTGATTACTTTCTAAAAAATTTATATAAATAGCCACATTACTGTCTGAAATATAATATTCTACAATATTGTCCAAAAAATTATCAATATTTATACTTGACTTCATTCGTTCTATTCTTTCAATATTTTGTGAATATGTTTTTAAATCATTATCATTTCCCAAGGTTAAGTGAAAGTAGTTTAATACAGTAGATGATGCCGAATATACTACAATAGCATTTGGATTCCATTGATGATAAGAACATAATAATTCAAATTTATTTTCAAATATTGTAGTATTTAATGATTTAGTACTTATATATTTATATACATTAACATATTTATCTGTCCAATCACCATTTGTCACTATAAAATATTTACTTAACAAATTCACAAAATAATTAGAATCAAAAGTAGTTACATTTTTATTTATAACTGTCATAAAAATATTTCCGCATTGCGATAGTATATTATAAATATTTAAAACTTGTGGACTTATTGATTGTTCTTTATCTACTAAATATGACAAACGATAACCTATATCACTGAAATTAGCTATATTTACAAAAGCTGCTGTAAATTTATAATTTGTTTTATATGTATCTTGCGAAAAAGCATCTCCTAATAATGTATAATTATCATAATATTTTGGATCATCTAAATATGAAAATAAAGAATTTGGATTTTCCGTATTAAATATTATCAATGGTTTTTTTAAACTATCTATATATTTTGCGCTGCTTATGTTATTAAAAGTTAAATAATATTTTGCTAATTCTGGTAAAACACCGTTTTCTAATTTTATTGATACAATTTCTGTATTAAATTGATTACTTGGTGAATCAATTAATTCTAGAAGATTATCTAAATAACCATCTGGGTAAATACCAGGTTCATATATATAAACTATAATTGAAAACGGGTTAATATTAGGTTCTGAGTTTGATAAAGGAAATGATATGTTATCATTACCAATCTCACTAATATATTTATAAAAATTGTTTAATACCTTATCAGTAAAATATCTTAACATATCTAAATCGTGCACGCTTGTTCTTATTAAATTTATTGGAGTATTAATTAAAAAATCATCTGAGGCAACTGTTGAAAATGTATTAAAAATAATCACATCATTATGTAATTTTATCCAATTAAAAGCAGTATATGTATCAGATGAATTATTAGTTGATATAAACATTCTATATCCCTTATCATAATAATATTGAAATAATTCAGATAAGTTATTAATTTGGGTATTTTCGATTTTAGTTCCTTTACAAGGTCCATTATACATATCAATGCCATCAATAACAGAATTGCTATTAATTATCAATTTTATAAAATCTACTGAATTTTTGCTAGAAAAAGAATCCATAATTACAATTATTCTTTTTAATATTTCTTTAGGCAAAACTTTTATTTTTTGATTTATTCTTACATTTTTTCCTTCATTTCTTTTTACATAATTATTAATACGAGCGCTCATACGTCCACTATTAGCATATTTTGGCATATAAATATATGTATATATATTTTTTATTTTTTATCATTTATTGATTTATTGATTTTATTTGATTTAAATTAGGAAAAAAATGAAGCGTATTATTATTATTTTTTTTATAATTAATTGGTATTATTGGTATTATTGGTATTATTGGTATTATTGGTATTATTGGTATTATTGGTTTATTAATTTTTTGAATAGTAGAACAATTCGAGCAAGGGGGTTTTTTATAATTTAAAAAATTATTCATATATATTATTTTATCTTTTTATATTTTATCTTTTTATATATAATGCCTCCTATAGTATCTATATTGGATAAGAATCTTAATATGGATACACAAAATATAAATATAAATCCATCAGCAAATGTTGATGATGCTTTAATTATTTTAAAAACAAATTTTTTTAGATTAAAACACAGCATATCAATTGCTAAAAAATATTTGTTAAATAACGCGCCTGACCTTGCGGATAATGTTGGTGGTATTGGGGAAACATTAGGAACTCTTGCTGCGTATCATGTAGGTATACTAAGCCCTAGTAATGATGCACTCAAAACATTCAAATTTAAATTTAATAATAATACTAATATTAATCTTAGCTTTAATATACCTTCATTTAATATACATGATTTACCGCCTGGTATAGATCTTGTAGACTATATTCCTAGTGTTCAAAATAACTGTGATTTTGTTGATGGTGATATAATTATTTTTCCTGGGATACCATGTGCTATTCCTCAAATTGCTATGTGTAAAAAAACACTGACTAAAAAAATATGTGGGAAAAGAATTAATTTAGGAACTGTCCAATATCCTTGTGGATACAAACAAAAAACAATTGGCAGTATTGTTCTTAACAAAAATGATAATACATCTGAATACTTATATTCATTTCCTGGTTTTAATTTTAATTGCCAAGGTAATATGGTGATTAGTGGTGAAATGACTATTGAAATGACTAGCGGATTACCAGTTGATTTGTTTACTAAAATACTTAAAGAAAAAGATATCTCAACTTATAATTTAATCACAAATAATAATACAAAACCTATAACGGATGTTTCATTAGCATTGAAAACAATTTTTAATTCAATCCCTAATTTTCAATGGTTTTTAAATTTTGCTAAATATGCGATTACTTATAATTCTAGTGGTCTTAATATTTTAAATATATGCATTACATCTATTAAAATTAATTCGACATGTTCTCTTAAATATTTAGGTGCATCTTATGGTTCTGACTCAATTTTTAATATTAATAATCTTTCTTATAGTGAAAATAATTATGAATTGCTGCAAAATGGAAGATACATTTCCGCAAGTATAAGCACAAATGCTGATTTAAGTTTTTCAATTGGTTTGGGTAGTTATAGAATTGGACAGCTTTATAAAGATAGTACAGAAGCTAATAATTTTCTGGGATTAATTATTAAAATGATTAATTCTGAAAAAACAAATTTGTCATCTGGTATGCGTTTAACCGAGCTTAATGCGGCCTATAATTTTTTAAATAACAAGTTAAATTCTGATAATTTAAGTAAGACTCCTTTTAGGGTGCCTAATTTTATTAATATGCTAAAAAATGTTAAAACTAAAGTAGATTTATCTTTATCATTTACTTTAGGTGTTACGGAGCCACCTTTACTTTGTTTAAATAGTACTATATGTTTTACATTTGCTCAAATTATTGAATTTATTAAAAAATATTTAAGTGACTTTATTGTTGATGTTTTATTATCATCTGAAGACGCAGAAATGTATTTAATAAATATTCAATTAGACGCAATAGAATTTATTATAAAACCAAACAAACTACCTAAATCTATTACATCACAAGTTAATATTTTAAATAAAAAATTCGACTACGTAAGAAACATATTTAAAGGTTATATAACAATAGGTGTTATGGAAAGCACTTCTTTTTTACAAAAAATGATTCCTAATAAAAACACTACATATACATATACTGTTCCATATCCTATACTTTAAATTTATTCAATTTTTATAAACATAACTAATTTAGATTTGTAGGAATTAAAAGGAACTTGGATAAAAAGGCAAAAGTAAGAATATTATTATTACTTGTTTTTTATTTTTTGTCATTCAACTTAAAATAAAAGTCCATATTTTTCTTTAAGTCCTTTTTAATATATATTAATTTCGAACTTAAAGAAACTTCCCGATGCGCTTTCTGGTAATACGCCTTCTCCTAAGTCTTCGATCCTTCTTTTGTGATTTACTAGCTCGAGTCTTTTTCCGTTTCATTGATTTTTTTGAGCCATTTTTACGCCTTCTAGATCTTTTGCGTCTTGAACCGCCTAACGTCGCTGACGAAAAATTATTCACTATAAATTGACGTTTTATTTCTTCTATTGGGAGTGGAGATGGAATAGTTCCCGTAATTAATTGAGAAATGATTGGTAATGCTACAGCATTATCAAAATGAAATATGGAACCTGTTCCAGTAAATAAATTGTTAATTGCTTCTCTTTTTTTTTCTGCTGTCTTTATTTCTGTTGGAAATATAGTGTCCATTGATTTTGGTTGTCTTGAAATTTGTTCATATATAGTAAATAATGTTACGCTTTCAACTAGAAGCGCATATAAATCTTTATAACCTGGATTACTCCGTATTAATGATGATACTTCGTGATTTATTTCTTGAGCCTGGTCTATCGTCATTAATATTTTATTATTAGCATTAAACTGATCAAATTCTTCCCGAACTGGCAATGTATCGGCATTATTTGATACATAATGAGTATAAATATCACCACTTTTCTCCACCACATGATTGCATGCTACATTACTTATAACTACTAATTTAAACCCAAGATAAAACAAATATTCTATTATATTATTTGAAGTTATTCCTTTTAAATTACTGAAGGCAGGAAGAGTTTGTATTTTTTCTTGTAAACCATGAATAAGACGTGGGTCAATCGGAGGTGGATCCTTTTTTACAGATGAACCCTTTTTTACAGATAAAACAGGAGAAAATATAACTTTACCATTTACCAAAGATTTTGCGCGTTCGATTTCTTCAGTATTTTCAGGAGTTATTTTCTTGGTAAAAACTTTAGAATTTATATCAACCTCAACGTTCCAGTCAGTAAGCGTTGTTGTTGAATCAGATATAGCAAGGGTATTTATAAGTAGAGGATTAGGATCATTACTTGTAATACTATATATTTGTAAATATTTTTGCGTATTCTCTGGAATGAGCATATCAAATAATGTATGAATAGCATCGCGTAATTCCATCATAGCAAGTTTCAATTCATCTGAAACTTGAATTATGTCATTTGCTGTATATTTTTTATTACGCGCGGGATCTAAAATGACTTTTAATTCCAAAACAAGCTCAAGCATTGTATTTTTTGCTAATCTTATCATTTCTTGCAAATTAGGTAATATAGCTTTTGCGTAATTAAGAACAGCCTTTTTTTGAATTATATTTATTTTATCTTCAAATTCTTCTGGACTAGATGATGTATTCTGTAAACCTGATAGTTTTGTTAAACTTATCTCATTCAAAATTTCTTCAGAAGTTGT